ATGATATGGAAAGTATCACCTTTCTTTGTAATCATGACTTCACCACCCTTAGTATCTAAGACCTTAACAATCTTATGGCCTTTAGGTGCAATGTTGAGACTAAATTCTTTAAACGTTTTCATCTTCGACTTCTGTTTCCGTTTCGATTGTAGGTTCTTCAACAGCATTATTAAAAATCTGTGAGGCTACAGTGGCCTTTTCACCTTCAATTCGATCAGATAATTTTGCATTAACAAGTTCACTAAATTGTTTTTCAGCTTCAATAAAGTTTTTAGTAGCTACATTATTTAGAAAATCAGCGATTTCAGTCATTTACTTACCTCAATTGAAATTATGTAATAATATTTATAATAATTAAAAATTAAACGATTTATTCTTCTTCTTCTTCTGGTTCTGCAATCTCACCAGATTTTTTCTCATCAGCAATATCTTTGTCCATTTGCTTAATATCATCATCTGTTAACATAAGAACATTTTTCTGAACCCAAGACTTAGAGTAGAACATACCAACATATGACTCCATATTTTGAAGTGTGCCAATACGTTCTCTTAACATTTCGGTTTCTTTTAATTCTGCAAAATAGTTGTCTGTGATAAAGTCAATTAGAATACTTCTTTTCCAATTTTCCCAATCATCTTCTGTGATGATACCTTTCAACAGAAGCTGTTTCTTGAGAATGTTCATAAACAGTTCAGAGAATCTTTTGCGTAATCTAGAAATAAATTTATGAAACTTAAATTCATCTCTTGTGATTTCAGATGATCTACCTAAGATGCCACCTTGTTCTTCTGGATTAATACGACCAATTGGAACATTAAGTGCTTTGAATACTTTCTTTTGAAAATAAATAATATCATCAATCTCACCAAGATTTTGCCCACCTGGTAATGTCGAAATCTCTGTACCTCTACCGCCTTCACGTCTTGGAAGCCAGAAGTCTTCAAGCATAGACATATGCTTTTGATCGTTTTTCATCTCACCTGTGTTTGCATCATATACAAGCTTATTGCGATAGCGAGCCATAATGTCTTTAAGATATTGCTCGGCTTTACCTCTAGGTAAGTTACCTACATCAATATAGAAGATACGGCGTTCAGGCGCTCTTGCAAGACGGTAGATAACTAATGCATCTTCCATCATGCGTAATTGATTGATAGGCTTAATTGCCTTATGTAGATAAGAGATTACTTTTTTACGCTGTGAGTCTAAAAGTCCACTTGTAACATAACTAATAGAATCTGTAGAAATCTTAACAGCATTGTTTGAAATGCTATTTCCAGAAGACCGTGTTAAGTTACTGCCGGCAGCATCATCGCTGTAAATGTAATATTCATCTACTTTCTTAACAACGTTTGCGCCTGTTGCAGTGTCTCTTTCTTTTTTGACTTCTTTGACTTTACGAATTTTAGTAGAGTCTACAGGTCTAATTTCTTGAATACCTTCTTGTGGTCTTTTTGGATCAACCACCAAGTGATGGTAAATTCTACCATCAACATAGTATCTACGGAAAATATCATGCCCGTAGTTCTGAAAATCTAACATATTTGAAATATTGTCAAATTCTTCTTTGATTTGTTTTTTGATAGAGTCTGATGTTTCCACATTGTCAAGACCAATCTGAATAATTTCATCTTCACCAGAAATTACTTCATTTACAATATCTTCAATTGCAGCGTCTACTTCTGGATGAGTTGCTAAGTCTCTATACTTTTTAATTAAGTCTTTGTCGTCTTTTGCTTTTTCGCCGCTAAGATCAACAAAGGAACCATAATAACTACCAGATGCAGTGACATATCCTGCGCCATCATCATCTAGTGGCGGCACAATAGAGGGCAATTGCTCTTTTTCTTTTTGTCTATTAGCTCTTTTGATTTCGAAGCCGAAAACTTTTAAGCTATTTGCATCTTCTGCCAAAATTTATCTCCAAATAAAAGTAATAGGGGAGAGATTGTCTCCCCCCTATTTATTCACTTCCTTAAGAAGTAGTACCAGATTCCCAGTACTGAACTTGGAACGTAACAGTAAATTCTTCGATTGTGTTAGTTGCATCGTAAGATACATCAATCGGAGAAACGTTTGTTGGGAACGTACCACGGAAGTTATATGTCTTAAGTGTGTCACCATTCTTATCTAGCTGATCAATAATTAAGTCAGCTTGATAGTCTGTTGGATTAACAAGACCTTCGTTTGTAGTGTGACCATTGATACCATTCATCCAACGTTCCATAGCATTACGGACGTTAAAATCAGTATCGTTAATTACTGTGATATCCCATGTATCAAATGTTCTATCACCAGCAATCTTCAGTTCACGACCTCTGAACGGAACAACAATCTCTGACATAATAGAGCCAGGAAGTTGTCCTGCTTTACACATGAATGATGTAAGTTCTACATCACCGCCTGCGTATCCTGGAAAGTTAACAGTAGCCTTGAATAAATTAGCTCTAGCACCGCCACCTTTCAGTTTTGCTTTGAAGTCATCGACTCCTAAAATAGCCATCTTTTATCTCCTAGTTAAGCGGGTTAGAATTGTTGACCAACTACTTCATCAAAGTCTACGCCAGTTCTAACAGCAACAAAATTCAGAGTAATGAAGTTGATAGAACGTGCAGGCTTAATGAAGATAGTAGCAATGAATTCGTTGCGGTCAATAATCTCAGGTGTATTGTTTGTTTCATCACAAACTACTCTGAAATCGGTAATACCACGGCGACCTTTTACTTCTCTCAAGAACGGCTCCACAAGGTTAGTAAATTCTGCTCTTGTAAATTCATCGTTGAATTCAAAGAGTACAGACTTTGCTGCTCTTGCGATTGCTCTTTCAAGAGTAAGGAACAAGCGACGAACGTTAATACGATCAAACGCAGAAGGTCTACGAAGCATGGTCTTATCACCAAACAGTGTAATACCTGCACCTGGAATGTTCGCAATTGGGTTTACGTTTGCTCTGTAAAGTCTATCTCTATCTGCTTTCACAGGAGAATGTGCAATATCAATAGCCCCAAAATACTGACCTCTTCTCAGACCAGCAGGTGAGAACCAAGGAGCAGTCTGTTGATCGGACTGTGCCATCAGACCAGCAGTCGAAGAGTTTGCTGGAATATCAATAAACTGATCGTTGTACTTATCAAAAACTTTGATGAAGTTGTTATCAAGGAAAAGATAAGAACTAGATGGAAGTAGATTTGCAAAAGTAATTGTATCATCTACAGGAGTAGTTGTGTTAATTACAGAAGATTTTGGTGGGGATGCAACTACAACACAGTCTTTACGAGTCGTAGCAGCAATGCTGTTAAGATCAGTAATAATTGTGTCTGCTGTAGTATTAGCGCCAGTACTAGTAGTCACTGGCGGCGCAATCAAGAAGTCTACCTGATATGCATCTACATCTTCGATAAGATCAAAGCTACTAGCATACTCAGAAGTAGTAAGAGCACCAGAGTTTGCGCCATTTACAAGGCTGATAGTCTTAACGCCTTGTGCAGTTGCAATCAACTTATAATCATCTCCAGAATCTGCTGCGTCTGTGCCTGCGCCTGCTACTCTATAGTCAGAGTCAATGTTAGCAGCGTCTACAAGCCAAACATAACCAGATTGGTTGTTAAGAACATCAGCAATGTAATTTGTTGAGCCATCTGCGTTCTTTGCGTTTCTGGCTAACGAAAGATATGGGAATGTTTCAAGCACTCCGCCTTTGGTGCCCGTAAACTGGCCGTCTTGATCAACAACAGCAACATGTACTTCATCACCTACACCAGTTTTACCAGCAAGGTATGAAGAAGTGCCAGGAGCTTGATCAAACTGATTTCTCAGTGACCATGTAGTAAATGCGGAGTCACCTACATCAAATCCACACATTTGAATTTGAATCGAATTACCAAGTGCGCCTGGATATTTTGCGACAAAGCTATGGCCATCAGAATCTAAAGCGCTAAGAAGATTGTTGAAATCAGTTTCATTCTTAACAAGTCGTGTGCCTCTAGTAGAAGCGACACTAACACCAGACGAAACTCCACCTGTCTTGTCAGAATCGTAAGAGTTGAATGCAGCGCTCGTTACAGCACGAATGTTCAGAAGCTGATTAGAATACTTTGAGAAGTGTGAAGCAGTATGAAAATCAACTGCGTTAGTTGTGTCAGGCGTAGCAAATTTAGAAACAAGGGTTGCTTCATTGTCTACAGACGTGGGTACATTGACTGGACCCCAACGATAGTTACCAACAAATACACCAGTTGTGGTGCCAACGTTTGGTACAATGCCAGTGAGATCAATCTCACGAACAACTACGGCTGGAGACAGCGAAGGCGTGAAAAAAGCCATGAGTCTTCCTCTTTTTCGTTTGAATTAATTATAAGGGTTGCATAATAAGATTTATTTCAAACAGTACTAATATTTATAAAATAAACAATTTTTAGAACATACCTGTTCTAGTTTCAAACCAAACGTCACCACCATTCACTTCTCTTTTCTCATTTTCAATGCCATCATCAATAAATCCAACTGGAGTTATCTCTTCTTCAATAGCCTTTATCTTTTCATCATAAAGCATTTGTCTGATACTTAAATCGGACTGATTAATAAATGATTCTGTTCCGACATACCATGCAAACATAACCAAGTTCATAACTAAGTCATCATGATTTCCACTTGATGCTTCAAAAGAATTGCCTTTAGCTTCAAAAGTAGAACACTCGGATATTGTATCAATATCTAATAACTCTAATTTATTTTCTTCAATCAAGTCTTTAAGATTAGAAC